GCCCTGCTTGGGTTGTAGCTATCCCAGCCTGTGTGGTTGCAGTACCAGCTTGTGTGGTTGCAGTTGCAGCAGATGTAGAAGCCGTGTTTGCGCTGTTAGCTGCGTTGGTTGCAGAAGTTGCAGCCTGTCCTGCTGAGGTTGCTGAAGCTGTCGCACTTGCTGCTGCAGCTGTTGCTGAACCAGCAATAGCGTCTAACTGACCTTTGGTCGCAGCATCAGTTGATACTGTTCCATCTGCAAGACCAGTGACCTTAAATCCACCAGCCTTAATATTTGCGTTAGCAGTAATGTTTGCTAAATTAAATGTCTTTGCAGCGGTAATCGTCTGCACTGTTCCGATGTCAACTAGGTCACCAGTTGCACCGTGAACGTTTGTTGTTGCTACTTCGTGAGCACGAGACTCAGTAAAGTCACGGGCAGATACACCGTGTTCTACGTTGGCTCCAATGGCGTGACCCTTAGCACCAGAGTTATCGATGTTACGGGTAATGTTGTATGCAGTACCAGTCTTACTGGTGACCTCAACTACTTCCTCATTCGCTGTATCCTTTTCAAGGATCAGCGTATATGGATACTGTGTAGGTAGGTTAGCTGCTGCAGCTAGCTCAAGGCTAGTAGATGATGAAGTAATCGAAACTGACAGCGTTGTTTTTGCTGCGTTCGAACTGTAATACCGTGATGGATTTGCCATTTATTACCCCGTATACTGGATGATGTTGAGGAAGTTTGCTTGCTGCTTTGATATCTCTTCGCTGAGACGAACTGTGTACAACTGGAAGATATACTTGGCAGCTGAGGTAGACGCACCAGCGGATACTGGTTGGTCCAACGCATCTGCCGAAACTGATGTGGCAGTTACCTTGCCAGGGTCTACTGTTGAGAGTAGGCGATACATAGCACCAAGGCGGACTACGTCCTCACATGATGTAGGTAAACCACTTACTGTTAAATCTTGGTTATCTGTAATAGCTGTTGGAAACTTTGTGTACTGAACGCGAACTGACTGACCAGCCATAGGTGCTTCGTTAAGAACAAGAGCTTGCTTAGTTGTACCGTTTACGTTGTAGTTAGTGTCAAGACGCCATTTTTTAATAAGCTCCCATACGCCTGTATGGTCAGGTAGTTCCCACGAGATACCAGTAATATCTTCTAATTCATCTGGCATTACGTATGTGTAATCAGCACCATCAAATGTAAATGTTGTGTTGGCGATGACAGGAAATGACATCGCTCTAATTGTTTCGTTAATTGCACGCTTGACTTGTGACCGTGGAAAGATAGGATTGTTACGAACTACAGAACCTGATACGTGTGAAGTAGCACCAGTGCTACGCCATCCACGACCAACTGGATTACCTGCAGTGCCTAGAACCTGAATGGTTCCACTTCCTGCTACAGACTGCTTGACATAGATGAGCTCATCATCAATCTCGACGATCCCCTTGCCAATTGATTTAGCATCATCTACTGCGATGGTAATATCTGTTGCAGAGACAGAGTTAAGTGCAATTGTCACCGACTCTTGGTTACGGACGTAAGAAGAAATCTCGCCGATAGTTTGCTCGGCTAACTGATTGAGTGTACTCATTAAGCTCTTACTCCAAATCCTACTGCTTCAGAAGCGCGGACTGCGCTTTGAATATCTTTCATCTTGGTAGATGCTGGCTGGATACCCTGCTTACGTGCATCACGATAAGCGTTGAGTTCCTTCTCTGCTGCGTTACCTTGCTTGACATTAGCCTCACTACCGAAGCTAAGGTTTGCACTGCGGGCGCATTCGCCCCAGTTTGCATGGTCTTGTGTTGGACATCCCGAACGACAGTTAGACATTGAAAATATAATCTCCGTACCCTGCAGCCGTTAGCTCGGTTGCTTCAGCATCTGTAATTTGTTCTTCATATCCACCGCGTAATACGCGGTCGCATGTCTTAAGGAAGTCTCCTTGTGGTACAACAATCGTTGTCCATGCACCATTCTTTTTGACTACTGTCTTACCGACAGTCTCAGACGCCCACCATAATTCATAGCGACGACCGAGCTTTTTCTGGTAAGTAGGTCCACGAAAAATCTTTGGCATTACCACTTCACCTTATCTGCCCAATACGCTGCTGACATAACACCCTTCTGGATGTTCTTAGCATGGCGTGCTTTGAATGATTGTCTACGTTGTTTGTACTTGCGAGTCTCGCCAGATTTCTCTGGCGATCCACTCACTCCTTGTTGACCAAAGCGAATAGTCTTTACTTGTGAGCCAGATTTAGCTACGACAACATGAGACTTCTTTGGGTGTGTAGGAGTAGCCTTTGGCTTATTAAAACCAGTTACTCCTGCACGCTTTAGTCTTGGATCCATTTTCTACTTTTTCTTATATGGGTAACGTAAGTCGGTTACTTTTCTAAATCCGAGTTTTGCATCGTTCAATGCTTTATTCATAGCTTTTGTCATTTCAGGAGTTACTTGCTCTGCCCTTGTTGGATACGGCAGCCCTCTCCTTTTGGCAACTTCCGCCATTGCATCTTTAGCTACTCGGTTTGTTCGAATGTTATTCCAGTTTTGAGCAGCAACTTGGTCTTGGCGCTTGTATGTTGCAGCTAGTCTTTTTGCTCTTGCTGCTTCCTTGGCTGCCTTAAGCGCACTTGCGCTTTGTGTATTGCGACCAGGTTCGACAATCTTTACACCAGCCTTAAGCATTTCTTTTCTGCGTGCTTCTGCTGCTGCTTTCTTGGCAACTTCTACTGCAGCTCTCTTAGCTGCTTCTCTTGTTGCTCCCATTGCCATAAGTCTTGATATTAATGCTGCAACTCCGATGACTGCTGGGGCTGGCATTTAGCGACCAGGCTTCTTAGGAAGAAGTGTCTTTGGCTTACGCTTTGGCTTATCGGGCATTGGGCGTAATTGGTTAAGTGGAGGAGCAGTAGGTGTTGGACGAGCTGGCTTGCGAAGCATGTCGCCAACTTTTGTTGTACCGCGCATCATCTGACGTGCAGGTGGATTGATTCTATCGTTGATTGCCTTACCTGCTGCCATTGCACCACGTGCTGCCATTACTGGAGGCATTGACATAACAAACTTCTTTGCAGTTGCGCCAAGATCAATACCCTTGTTACCAGGGATAGCCTTGTTCATCATCTTGCTTGGTGCATTAGGAATTCTTTTTGGTGGCTGCTTAAGGCGCGGAGCTGATGGACCTGTTTCATCGTAACCTGGACCAGGATATCTTCCCCTTGGTGCTGGCTTTGCAGGAGCTGCCTTCTTAGGCTTGCCTGTTGCTGGCTTCTTCTTATTTTGTTCAGCCTTCTTAGCTGCTGCCTTACCTGTTGCTGTGTAAGGATATTCCTTACCGTTTACTTTTGGCATGTGTCTGCCCTTTCTTAATAGATTGAATAATGCTTACAATGGAGAGGGGCTCCGAAGAGCCCCCCTCCCACCAAACTAAGCAGCGATGCTTGACTTTGATGTAATGACGTAGCGTGCTTCTGGACGGAAGATGTTCCATCCGAGAAGACCCTTCCAGCCCGCTGAGCGGAAGCGAAGAAGTGGATCTGTCATTGGTGAGATAACTGTCTTTGGCTCGTATGAAACAGCCTCGATAAGAGCCTGCTTTCCGAGAAGAACAGTCTTGTAGATCTTGTTCGCGCCTGTGCCAGAAGCAACTTCTGCACGAGGTGTTTCGATGTAGCGAACCTGATCGAAGATACCGATCTCACCGTTCCAGAGGTTACCAACACCAGCTTCGGTGTAGGTGTGTGGCTGCTGCCATACGGCAACGCCTGAACCTACAGCCTCTGAGCGGAGGTCGTATGAAACATCTGGGTGAATAAGTGCGGTGTAGAATCCACCGTCACGTGGCTGTACGTTTGCGCCACGAAGCTTAGCAACTGCCTTACGAGCAAGTGCTGAAGTGATGAACGCAGCGTTTGTAGATGCAGAAACATCTTGTCCGTTAACAGTTGTCTCATCAGCTGATGTTGTACCAGTGAAGCGACCTGTTGCTAGACCTGTAAGCTTTGCCCAAACCTGTGCATCAAGTGTGTCGCGCATGTTGTAAGCAAGAAGATCTGCGATTGCTGGGTTGATTGATGAAATCAATTCAAGCTCAGCACGCTCTGTGTTAGTAACCAAGTTGCCCCACTCATCAACAGTTACAGAAACCTTATCTGTGTTGTTGAGTGCAACAGCATCTGGTGATACTGTCTGTGTGAGAGCTACGGTTACACGGTTGAGATCCTTGTGTACCTGGAACACAACTGTGTTACCAGGGTTTGT